CTAACTTACTGATTTCAATAATGCTCTGGCGCTGCTATGTATGCTTTGGGGCATCTGTGGGGCAAAATCCGCGAGCCTCTGATTCAGCATTGCGATCTGCTCACTACTGCTGTCTACCATCCACGCACCGTATACGTTGAAGACCATCTGGGCGCTCGCATGGCCCATCTGACTGGCAATGAAGCTGGGGTTAGCGCCAGCTGACAGTGACCAGCACGCATACGTGTGACGCGACTGATATGCTTTCCTGTGCCTTATCCCTGCTCGCTTCATCGCTGCGTCCCATAAATCACCTATCGAGTCGACTTTGTAGATGATCCCCACCTGCTGACATTTTCTGACCAGTTGAGGGTTGAAAACAAATGTACACTCGTGGCTCTCAGTTCTGCCATATTCGCGCAGCTGAACATCGATCTGATGCTTTTTTCCAAGCCTGGTCATTTCCGCCTGATTCCTCAGGACGCTGATCGCAGGCTGAATGAGGTGTATCACTCTGTTGGTACTGGCCTCAGTTTTCGGTAGAGTGAATTCACCCAGTTTTGTATAATTACGCCTGATTGTTATTGTTCCAGCTTCAAGATCGATATCCTCCCAGGCCAGGGAGGTCAGCTCCCCATGACGCACCCCTGTGTATACTGCAAGTGACCACAGGTTTTTCGTCTGCTGATGCCGGCATGCATCAATCAGGCGAATAAATTCGTCACGAGTTAGCGGATCTGGCTCTGCCCTGGCTTTTTTAAGAGGCTTGATCCCGTCGAATGGGTTCGCCTCTAAGTAACCGTGATCTGCGGCAAACTGAAACATTCCGGCAATCGTTGTCATGTAATAATTTACGGTGACAACACTTCGTCCCTTTGCCGGGACCTTCCCCTTCATTGGCATCTGGTGACGGGTCAGTAAATCTTTCCTGATATACAGTAATTCCTCTTTAGTCACCGCCGACACCAGCCGATTACCCCCGATCCTTGGCACCATATTCCTTGCGACTGACTCATAACGGTTGAGTGCGTTCGCGCAGATTTCCATTCTCTTCAGATCCAGCCACTTTTCGGCAAGCTCTGACACTGTAATTTCTTTCTTACCCACCCCAAAAGTCTTGAGGTTAGGGGAGTCCGGAAACTGTGCCGCGTACTCAAATGTGCCTGTTCTGATGGCAAAGCATACCGATGTCCGCAGTTCCCCGGCGATCTTCCTGTTCTTAGCGGTGTCAGGGACACCGAGGCTCTCCCTGACACGCTTACCTTTGAAATTAAACCAGATGCGCAATGTGCCACCGTGGTTTTCGACGCCTGTTGGATATATAACTTTATCCATTGATTCCTCCAGACGCCCAAGAGCGATATGAGATTACCTTTTTCATGGCCTCAGATCACCCAGGCTGTTTGTTTTTCATTGAGGCCACCCACGCATCGACCGCTTTACGGTTATACATGCACTCGCTGGAAGGTTTCGGATTTCCGTCAGGTGAAACATGCACATATTCCCGCCCAACCAGCCAGCATTCTTTTCTGGCCCGGAGGATGGTTCCGGGCTTGAGCCCGGTAACCGCAATCAGAACCTTTTCGCTAACCCAGTCATTCGGTACCAGAAGAACAACGTCGCTCATAATCACCTCAGTGCATAACTGGCATGTCAGGCATGCCTTCTTTCTGAATCTGTTCGATGAAACTGTCGTGCAGCAAATTAAAACCCTCCCGGCCAAATTGTGACAGCTGAAGCCCCTGCACTTCGTCTTCCGCTAACATGCCCTTGTACATGCGCAGAGCCATCTGCTGACCAAGCTCCTGGCCGTATTTCTCAATGGCAATACCTTCCACATGATTAGCAAGTGCGAATCGCTCTGGCGCAGGATAAATACTGATTGAACCGTGCTGGCCGGAGTAGATAACTGCTTTGTCGAAACCTCCTGAATCGTTGGCCACCTCACTGGTCCCGTTCTTTTCCTGCTCTTCCGTAATAAAGACGGCAACCAGCATCCAGCGCCAAAGAATGATTTCTTTCTCGATGCCCGGGTTAAACCAGCCGCTTTCAATCCCTTCCATAATGCAAGCCAACAGTTCAAGTCCATCCGGAATTCGTTTGTCATAATTACCGTTGTCGAGCTGGCGAACCGCAACTGAATAACCAATAACTCGGTTACCAAAACGGATGCCGGATGATGTAGGCTCTGGGGTAAAGCTTGAATCAACCATTAATGCACTCCTTCTGGTTTGATGGCTTGCAATGCATCTACTTCTTTGACGTAACGCTCGTGCATCGCGTCCCATTTTTCACACCATTTTTCCATTTCTCGCTTGCGCGCCAGGATACGACGCAGACGGCGAACACAACGCTGGTGGGCGGCCAGATACTCAGCCTTTGTTTCCCCGTCTCGCCATACCTCCATATCATCGCGATCAATACGCACTCGCGGGTGATGCTGCGGAAAACCTGAACGCTCAAAAGCCTCGGTGGTCATGAAGAAAGCCAGATAGCGGATCGCCGTATCTCGCGTGAAGCATTTTTTGATACGACCGTGACGTACTGCTACGAACAGCGGGCCAACTGGCGTATCGTGTTTCTGTAATGCCAGATCAATTGTGCTTACGGTGCGTTTATCGTTCATTTCCGGTCCTTAACTTTGCTGTATCGTTCGTGACTCATTACTTCCCAGTTCTTGCCGCCATCGCGGGAGAGTAGCCGCCAGCGATGGTTAACTTTGAGGCTCAAATTCCCGGAGCCGTGCATTCGGCAGGGGTGAATGCGCCTTGCCCTGAACTGGCATAAAACGTGTACCGCTTTGAGGTGAACCCACTCAGGAATTCGTATCGCTGTCAGTGCCACCAGATCCCCCCATTTCATTACCCTCCGTTTTCGGAGCCTCCACTTTTTGTTTTTTGACGAACTCAACCAGCTCAGAAATGAGCTCGTCGATTAATTCCTTTCCGCTATCTGTGAGGAATTCACCGCTGCCATTAACATCAACAGAGCTGCTGTAAATTCCCTTAATAGCTTTTACGCCTTCGACATTCCCATACTCACTAATCGCAAGCCTTTCGAATTTTCGCAATAATCCATCGAGAAGAATCTCTGTTAACTCGACCGTATTAATACCGCCTTTATTGAGCTTAATAACAAGGCAGTTACTGCCTGTTTTACGTTGGTGGCGTAATAACGCTGCCTTTAAAATTCGGCGTCGGTAGGTTTCAATTACGTTGTTTTTCACGACGTTCAAACTCCGAATCCATCCACATTGAAACCTGAGCCGACAAGTCAAGGCAGAGGCCAGACAGAGAAATTATTTGCTCGATATCCATATCAATAATATTGGAGTTAATTAATTCCATTAATTGATACAGGTTATCTGCTGTGTTTTTTGCGGTTTCTAGAGAGCTGTCTTTACTGAGCATATTCAGACCCCGTAAGCTTTGCGCATGAAAAGGTTAGAGATATGGCGGTATTCCTCACCATAGGTCGCGAAGAAAAGCCGTGCTGTTAAATACGCAGATTTATCTTTGATGAATGTCATTTTTAACCTAATCCTGTTTTCAGGTTGCAGGAAGCCACACCAGTGAAGGTGTTATTTGTTTTATTGTTTAGCGTTACTTATTGAATTCGATCTTGTCCGCTTTAGAGCTAATAATGCTCTGCATTTCATCCAGTTTTTGGGAGACGAGACTTAAAACCCCAATTGAGTTTGATTCTGTTGGTATATCATCCATTGAATTATAAACGGCAAGCTTACAATCGCCGATATCACAAGCCCAAGAGTTAAGTTGATTAGCTAGCGCTGTTAGCGACTCTAATTTTTGTCCCCGTTGACATTCAGCTCCAGCATGGATGCTAAGTTGCTCCACATACTCGTAAGCAGTTTGGCTGGTCTTTAGCATAGAACGAATCAGGCAGGCAATTGTGTTATCGGCTTCCGGTGAAAATTCATTTATGCGGTAAATAACCTCCAGTAACGAAGCATTCTCAGTGATTTCCGCAGCAATATCATTTAGCATTTCGATTGGATTTTTCATTATCGTTTATCCCATTCATTTTTATGGGCCTCGTTTGCATAGTTGCAGACAAACGCGAGAAGAATGTCGCTAATTTCTCTATACTCGTCATCATCAACCGCCGATAACAAACTAGCTGCTTCAACAATCAAGGACATATTCTTGAAGGCATCACAAGGATGGATGGACAACCCCTTAAATGTTTTTATCTTCTGAGACATTTTCTATCACCTCTGAGTTGATTTGATAGAATGATGATAGAGCCTGCTATTGGCCTTTGCAATAGGTATTGCTATTTAAATTGCTATTGATTTTTATGTCATTGATATCAAAAATAAAAAAAATATATTGCTGATGTGTTTGTAACAGCACGGTAGAAATAATTGTCCTTTAGACAGTGATCTACCAATACATGAGATATCGGGAGTTGGAGCATCGAAGCTTGAGAATAAAATGGACTGTGAAAGGGCGAGATACTCGCAGAGAGAAAGAGGGTAGGAGTTCCGATCAGGTAGTCGCCCGCCTGGTTGACTGGTGGTTACTATTGTGGGGGCACATAGAAAACCCGGCGCACTGGCCGGGTTAAGAATCTACTCAGCTTGTTATGCGTAAGTTTTTATTTTCATTTGCATTATTCACCCATGCTTCCTGTAGGTCTGCGGCATGCTGCCGATCACCTTTCCGAAGATGAAAATTTTGTTCATCTCTTCCTTCTCGATTGGGTCCCATGGTAGATAGGTATGGTTGTCAGAGATAACTAAGAGTTTGTCTTTCATCTTTTGTAAGCGCTTAACATGCGATGTGTCATCGTAGATGAACGCGTATATACCGTCGCCGTCGAAATGCTGAACGCTGATATCGACGAAGAGTAAGTCCCCTGGCTCTATGGTGCCAGACATGCTATCACCTCGAACGTTGATGATGCGTATCTGCTCCTGTTTCCGGCCATTAAACATTTGACGGGCATCTTCAACTGAGTATTCCACGGAGCGCAGCACCTCCACGAATTCGCTGTTAATTATGCCCGGGCCAGCACTTACGGTAAGGTCGAGTACGTCAACTCTGAAGATGGCTGGATCTTTTTTGTTATTCATCGGTGGGGGTGGTTGTTGGTCGTCACCCCTCATTGGTCCAGTACCGTTTGATAGCCACTCCGAACGAACACCCAGGGCATTAGCTATTTCAACGATTTTAGTTGTGCCTCTAGCATTTCCAGATGTTATTCGCCATATGGTTGGTTGTGCCATATTCGCCGCTTTGGCTAACTGACCCTGGCTCATGCCCATCTCATGCATTGCGTAGTTAAGTCTGTCAGCTAGCGTCTTAAGTGTTCTCTCTTGCATATTTATAGCCTCCGCTATCACATTCTAGTCAAGCATGATAAACAAGTCTATTGCTCATTCCAATAGCAATTGCTATCATAATTTCGATAGCAACTGAACGGGATTAGCAAAAAAATGAAATCAGCAATTGAAAGAGCTATTGATGCTGCTGGAGGAGTAAATGCTCTAGCTCGCGCTATAGGTGTAAAACAACCCTCTGTCTCTCGCTGGAGAAAGGTTGGTGTTGTTGGGGTGGAACATGTGCCTGATGTTGCGGCCTTTACTGGGATTCCCGCCCATGAACTGAGACCTGACAAACCAAAATTATTCCCGCACCCGGGCAATGAGGTGTGACATGTCACGGCATGCTGGAGGAATCATGAATCACTCTGACTTCGTACGTAAATATACATTCGATAACCCACTTCAGCGGTTGGTCATGCTTCGCATTTTGATGGGCGGATCTATGGATGGAGAGGGGGAGCGAGTTATCGATCATCAGGTCCTGGCTGAATTCTGTTGCTGCTCAAAACAAGCCATGTTTAAGGAGATCAAGGCACTTGAACGCGCAGCTTGCCTGAAAGTGAGAAAAATTGGTGCCCACGATACAGGCCTTAAAACTCGGATTGAGCCAGCTCGCGGCTACACAATCACGCCAGTTCAGGAGTTTGTATGAGTAGCAAAATTCTCGGTAACGTCTGGGACGCATGCGCCGCGCATGACATTAAGGGTGCCAAACTGGTGATTATGGCTCGCCTGGCTGACTACTCGAATGATGAAGGTGTCTGCTATCCGAGTGTTGAGACCATCTGCCGCCAGTTGGGTCTGGGGGAAAGCACGGTCAGGACCGCTATTGCAGAACTTGAGTCTGCCGGTTGGCTGCGTCGTGAATTCCGCCGTAAAGGTAATCGCAACACGTCTAATCTTTATTATTTGAATGCTGATCGTCTCGAGGCTCTGGCACGCATTGAGAAGGACAAAGTGGCAGCGCTGAAACAGCAGCGCAGGGCTAACGGTTTTCACCCGTCAGATTCTGAACCGTCAGGTTCTGGATGTTCAAACGGTTTTCACCCTTCAGTATCTGACAAAAATGGTGTTTTCACCCGTCAGAATCTGACCCCAGATCCACAAGTAAATTCAAAACATGATCCACAAGTAAATTCAAAACAAGAATCACAAGATATTGGCGCATGTGGGAAAGTCCATTCTGAAAATCGCTCTTCCAAAGAGAACTTTTCCAACGAGTTCGAGAAGGCATGGCAGGCATACCCTAAACGTGCTGGCGGTAATTCTAAAGCTGCCGCCTGGAAAGCCTGGAAAGCTCGAATCAAAGACGGTGTTAACACTGAGGCAATGCTGGCTGGTGTAAACCGTTATGCAGGTTATGTCCGTGCTACAGGTAGCGCCGGAACGCAGTACGTGAAACAGGCGGCGACGTTCTTTGGACCCGATCGGCATTTCGAAGAGCCATGGCAGGCGCCATCTGGTGCGGTAAGCGGTAGACCTGGTGGGCTGCCGGTTTCGGGGTTTAGTGAACAAGACTATGGCCAATCAGACTGCAACTGGTAAGCAGGAGAAATCACAATGCTGAGTATTAAACAACGCGAAGAAAGGGAAGCTCTGGTGGCAAAGCGCGAAGGGCTTCGTGAAGAACTGGCGTTTGCTGTTGAACATAAAAAACCGTGGCAGTGGGGGAGCTGGGAGTCAGGCGACGTCCACGCCGCCGACTGTGAAAAACATGGCAACTATCAGCGCATTTCCCTCACTGGAAAAGCATATCGTGGAGTTGAAAACGTTAAATACTCCCAGTGCCCGGAGTGTGTGAAAGCGGAACTTGCTGACATTGAATCCAGTCTGCGTGCATTACGAGTAGTCGACCTGATGGACAATGCCGGGATCGCAAGACGATTCGAAGCATGTGAATTCGATAACTACCAGGCTGTCAACCCGGATGCCGCCAAAAATCTGGCAGTCTGTCAGCGCTACACCGCCAGTTGGCCTGATCGCCTGAAAGCTGGAACTGGGCTCGTCATGACCGGAAACTGCGGGACCGGTAAAAACCATCTGGCAGTGGCCATGGCGAAGAGCATTATCCGTGGACATCTCGCTAAAGTGGAAATCACCGACGTTATGCGCCTCACCCGAGCAGTGAAAAGCACGTGGCGCCACAATGCTGAAATGACCGAGGAAGATGTAATTGAACGTTTCGCTTCATTGGATCTGCTAATTATCGACGAGGTGGGCGTTCAGTTCGGCAGTCCGACTGAAATGACCATCCTTCAGGAAATTATCAATGCCAGGTACGAAAGCATTTTGCCAACAATCCTGATCAGCAATCTTACATTCGACCAGTTGAAAGAAACGATTGGCGAGAGAATTGTGGATCGGGTTACCGATGGTGGCCGCAACCGTCTGGCATTTGGCTGGGGAAGTTTCCGTGCCATCGCGTCAGGAGTTGTAGCATGACTCCTGTCTGGAAAAATGAAGATCTGGAAGGTGCGGTGATCGGCGCAATTTTTCTGCGTGGTGCCGACCCTGAGGTACTGGATATTCTTTCCAGGGTGCCAGCCACCGCTTTCTCGGTACCGCAGTATCGGGAAATATATACTGGGATCTGCCGTCAGGCGCGTGGAGCTGGCGTTATTGACCCTGTACTGCTCTGCGAAAACATGCCAAAGCACAGCGCAATCATTATGGACTCGAGCCGTATCGCATGGGCGAAGTCGGCGCTTGTGTCCTACGTTTCCACGCTGGAGCGTAATGCAGCTGTTCGCGATGCCGAAGCTGTCATTGAAAGGGCGCTGGTCGATCTCCGGAATGCTCACAATAGTGATGCGGCTTTATCGGCATTCAGGGCCGCACAGAACAGCATTGCAGCAATTACTCTCGAAGAAAAGACCGTTCAGCCAGTTCATATCGACGACATTCTTCCTGCTGTGGTGGATCGGGTAGATGCGCGCAACCGTGGGCTTGAAGAAGCCAGAAGCCTCATGACAGGTATCGAAGAGCTGGACGCAAAGACTGGCGGCATTGAACCAACAGACTTGGTGTTTATCGCTGCGCGGCCGTCGATGGGTAAAACTGAATTGGCGCTGGATATCATCGACAAGGTTTCTGAGCAGGGCCGTGGTGTGCTGTTCTTCAGCATGGAAATGCCTAATATCCAGATCGGAGAGCGAATGGTATCTGCTGCCGGCGGCATGTCGGTTTCACGCCTGAAAAAGGCTGCTGATTTTGATGATGAGGACTGGGCCAGGCTGACAAACGGTGTAGAACGGCTGACTGGTCGTAGCATCTGGATGGTTGATTCCACCGATCTGACAGTAGATCAGATTCAACAGATAGCTACCCGCCTACAGCTGGCGCATCCGGAAATAGCGCTGGTGGTCGTGGATTACCTGGCACTCATCAAAATTGAAAGCACTGCACGATATGACCTTGCCGTCGGTGAGGTGTCAAAAGGACTCAAGCGTCTGGCTAAATCCAATAAAACTCCGGTCCTTGCCCTGAGCCAGCTTTCTCGTGGCGTTGAGTCGAGACCCAACAAACGACCGATGAACTCAGACCTCAAAAACTCTGGTGAGATTGAGGCTGATGCTGATCTGATCATGATGCTATACCGAGATGAAGTTTATAACCCTGAGTCGCCAGCGAAGGGGATCGCGGAAATTAACGTGACCAAACAGCGCAACGGTGAATTGGGTACGATCTACCGTCGATTCTATAACGGGCACTTCCTGCCAATTGACCAGGAGTTAGCAAAGCAGCGTTCGGCGCCACAGCAGAAAGCTCAGACCAGACGTTACTCAAAAGAAAGGCATTCCAGCAATGCAGACTATTAAAAACATCAAAGCAACGAGGGAAACCTTATGAAACTGGAAGCATCGCTCAAACATTTTAGTCCTCAGGGAATGCATATCAGCGATGACGTGAAGGGAACTTCTCCGGACCGCCTTACAGGAACAGATGTAATGGCGGCGATTGGCACCACCAGCAGCCGTGCGCGCTTCGGCCTGGCTGCTTTCTTCGGCAAGTCCGGCATCAGCAAAACAGATGAACAGCTCGCAGTTCAGGCGCTGGCGCAGGTTGCTATCAAAAACGCTCCTAAAAATGTCCGCAAAGCCGCTGGCGACAAGCTCGGAGCATGCATGTTGACGCTGGCGCAGTTTGCCTTTGCTGATTACTCCCGTTCGGCGGCTACCAGCGTGACATGTCACAGTTGCAGCGGTACCGGTTTTATCTCCGGGAATGAGGATGTGGTTAAACATCCTGGTATCTTCGACGATGACGGTGCCGAAGTGGTGGCCCCGAAGATTAAAAATGAGCTGGTGAAAAGGGTTTGCGAAACCTGCGGAGGGAAAAAGGTAATCCTTGCGCGGTGCAGATGCGGCGGTAAAGGCGAAGTGTTGGACCGCAAAGCGACCAAAGAACGTGGCGCACCGGTTTTCAAAACCTGTGAACGTTGCTCTGGTAATGGCTTCTCTGCTATCTCCTCGGCGACGGTACACCGTGCCATTCTGAAGCGTCTCCCGGACCTCCATCAGTCCTCATGGTCACGCAACTGGAAACCCTTTTATGAAATGCTGGTGGACACGCTGCGCCAGTGGGAGCGTCACGCGGCAGTAGAATTTGAGAAGGCAACAACTTATTAATATGATCGGAGCAAATGGCGACACTTTTTTGCACGTTAGTGTTGACTTTGCATAAAACTGTCCTGTATGCTTTCCATCGTGGGATATTACGCCTACACGACACCAAACCCGCCTCAGTGCGGGTTTTTTTATGTCCGAAATTCTTCGCGCCACGCTCGGCGCAATTCAACCACAGAGCCTTTCAGGGGTGAGCCATAGGGAACGGTCGGTGTGACTGTCTCTGTGGGCTGATCATTCCTGAGCGCTGGCTCACCCGCTAAAAGGAAAGTCACTATGTTCGGTATCTTTAAAAAGAAAGCACGTAAAGCTGTTGTCGAAGTTAAGAAAATGGAAAACCGCGACGCGGTTGAAGCTACGGTGTGGGGTGCTTACTCCATTGCGTATGCCGACGGCACATGCGACGCGAAAGAAATCGCCACTCTGGAAAAAACTATTTCAGCATTGCCTGCTTTCGCACCGTTCGCTGGTGAGATCGCACAGATGAGTAGCAATATCCGTGCTCGCTATGAAGCTTCGCCGCGCTCTGCTAATGCACAGGCGCTGCGCGAACTGGCTGACGTTGCCGGTACAAACGATGCTGTTGATGTTCTTTGCCTGTGCCTTGATGTCGCTGACAACGACGGCATCGGGGAAGAAGAAGAGAAGCAGCTCAAGAAAATTGCTCAGGCGCTGCAACTTCCACTGGATCAGTACCTGTGATCGGAAAACTGCGCTGGGTAGCCGCCGGGGTATTGATGTTCCTGGTGGTTGCCATCGACTTCACCAGCAAAATGATGTCCATCCTTGCTGATGGCGTGCTGGTAGCCGGGGTAATTGCTTTACTCTGGCCCCTGTTTAAATCCAGTAAATAACACTTTGCAAAAGGTCATTTCTGATGGCCTTTGACAGAGTGAATTTTTTCTTCGGTGCTATAGTAAACTGGCATTCGATAATGCTCTCGATACTGATAACACTTGGTGGGGATGGGGATACACCAACTTCGCAGAGACAACTGCATGACCCATGACCAGCAACCCAATGCTGGTCTTTTTTCCGCCATTAGCTCAACTGGAAAGAGCACGGAGCTTCTACCTCTGTGGTTCGGGGTTCGAATCCTCGATGGCGGACCAGTGTCCAATTCGTTAAGCGAGGAAGTTTCTCAACTCTGATTTATGCGCTATTTTTTTATTGTGGTGAATCCCCCTATGCGGAGGGGCGTTCCAGCAGTTACCTGAAAAGGAAACCTCTCAGACGCGGGAATGTTTGCTGGAGTAATTCTCACCGGGAGGCACCCGGCACCACGATAACAATAAAATCGAATTGATAATTCCTTGAGAGCCTGCTTTAAACAGCAGGTTTTTTTTGCTCGTTTCCCGAAGTTACGGCTACGCTAAAGAAGAAGGGGATATATCCGCTGGCAGATGGTTCTCCTGAACCATCAGTGAATCGGCCTCGATACCCGGACGTCACTACCTGTCTTTCGGATGATCTCCTTTCTACCTTCTTGTGATAATCATCACTTTAGCCTGCTCTCGCGAGCGGGCTTTTTTTATTCCCCTCAAATTTCCTGAGAGGGATCACAGCAATAAGAGGGGGCTTAATGTCCGATCCATTAACCGGCACCGGCGCTGTTCTCGGCGGCGGCCTGCTGGGTTCAGTCCTGTACGGCGTCTTTACTCATACAGATTTTGGTGTGGTGTTCGGGGCGTTTGGTGGTGCGGTGTTCTACGTCGCGACAGCCACAAACCTGTCCCGCGCCCGACTGGCAGCATATTTCCTGACGTCGTTTATCGTTGGGGTGCTTGGGGCGGGACTTATTGGCTCACTGCTAAATGCAGCTTCGCACTATGAAAAACCGCTGGATGCACTGGGTGCAGTGATTCTGTCTGCCCTGTGTATAAAAATCCTCACTTATCTTAACAACCAGGACCTGAACAACGTGTTCAAGTTTTTCTCGCGGCTACGTGGGGGAGGGGGAAATGGTAATTGACCCGTCAGCAGTCTTTAATGCGTTTATTTGTGCGGCCATCGTCATCGTGCTGATGTTTTACCAGCGACATGGCGCCCGGCATCGCCCCTTTATTTCTGTCCTGGCGTATATAACCGTGCTGGTTTACGCCGCGATCCCCTTGCAGTTCATCTTCGGTCTTTATCGTGATTCCAGCTGGCTGGTGGTGGTCGCAAACATTCTTATCTTCGCCGCCATCCTGAAGGTTCGTGGAAATATGGCGCGGCTGGTTGATCGTCTGAGGCACTAATGAACCAAACACAATTTCAGAGGGCGGCTGGTATCAGCGCCGGGTTAGCTGCGCGCTGGTTTCCACATATCGACGCCGCTATGAAGGAATACGGCATCACCGCACCGCTCGATCAGGCCATGTTTATTGCCCAGATGGGGCATGAAAGCACCAGATTTACCCGACTAGTGGAGAACCTGAATTACGCGGTTGAAAACCTGGTACCGACGTTCGGTAGCCACCGCATCACGCAACAGCAGGCAGCAGCTCTTGGCAGAACAGCAACGCAACCGGCAAACCAGAAAGCGATCGCCAATCTGGTATACGGCGGTGAGTGGGGAAAAGAACACCTGGGCAATCAGGTTGCCGGTGATGGCTGGAAATATCGCGGTCGTGGGCTGAAACAGATTACCGGCCTGAGCAACTATCGCAGTTGTGGCCAGGCGTTGAAACTGGACCTTGTTACCCACCCGGAGCTGCTTGAACAGGATGAATACGCCGCGCGCTCAGCTGCATGGTTCTTTGCCTCCCGCGGTTGCCTGCTTCATTCCGGCGACGTGGAGCGCGTGACACTATTAATCAATGGCGGCCGTAACGGGCTGGATAAACGCCGCGCGCTGTTTAACCTGGCGAAATCAGTTCTGTTGTGAGGTGAATGTGGGGATCGAAACGATAATCGGGCTGGCCGCACTGGTTATTTCCGCTATTGCCGGCGCTTTTGGCCTGGGCCATATTCGCGGCACCAGCAAAGCGGAAGCGAAAGCCGACCAGCAGCGCACTGAAGATAACGCAGCGGCGAGCGTTGCGGTGGCAGAACGTAAAGCTGAAGTGACTAAAGAGGCCAGTAATGTCCAGCAGACTGTTAATCACATGCCTGATGACGATGTTGATCGCGAGCTGCGCGAAAACTTCACCCGCCCCGGTGGTGGTTGATACGGGCTGTCTTTGGACTCGGATTATCTATCTGACAAACCACGACATCGATGTTCTGGACCGCCAGACTAAGAAAGATATCCTGGCGCATAACAAAGCGTGGCAAAAGAACTGTCCGAAAACACAACAAGCGAGTTCTAAATTATATCATCCTCATTAATGGATATGACGAACATTCTCTGAGTAAAAGGATAGTAATCACAGCAGATGCATAGTTATGATCCACTGTGACGCTGCAAATTAAATTGATATGTTATCTAGTTCATCATAGGCTTCAATAATAAGAGACCTGATTTTGCTAAGGCACAATTCAATGAAAGGAATTACTTCATAATCATTTCCATGAAATCTTATTTTTTTCTCTTCGGTAATTACTATGTTTAATGGGATTCCATTGCCACTTCTTTGCAAATTTCCATTTTTAAAAGTGAAATCTTCTAGTTTCTTCCCATTAACGTAATTGTTTTGTAGAAGGATGTTTGCAGTACTTCCTGCTTTAATTAAACCAAAACCATCCACGCTGATACTGATATCTTTAACGGAATTATCTTCTCTTAAAGGAATTGGTTGTCTGTGTTTAACTTCATTTGTAAGGTTACACATCATTTCCAGCCATTTCTCACCAGTGTGGTAGTCCTGTATGGAAGTAAATACTTTGTATAGCGGAGATGAATTCGGCGGGTTTACTTTTAAAATTTTGATAAAAAAATTATCAACAAAGGTTTTTTTTCCGTAAGGGAAGTATATATTTGGGCGTTTGTCCGCAGGACTAGTTTCATTATATTTATCGTAGGTGTCATTCGCGAGATACTCTAAGGAACTTCGCAAGTTTTCCAGGATGGCTTTGACTTTTACAGACTTGATGTTCTGTGTTTGTTTCATGATATCAAGATTTTCTTCAACTTCTTGCAATAGGTCCAACGAACCTTCTCTAGACATACTGGCTTTTCCTCTTATCGTTTTTCAACATGTTATATCTAACAATGTTTTTGTTACATACCCCATTGTTCAAAATGTGAGACTAGTAATGCAAGTTACTATTGATGGTGTCCCGTATGCACCCGCCTGCGCAATTGTATCGCGGATCGGCATTGCGATTACAACCCACAACCGGGCGGACGTTTTAAAGCGTGCTATTGAGCAGCACCAGAAGCATCTGCCAGCTGGTGCGCTGGTGGTGGTGGTCGATGATGGTTCAAAACCTGTCGTAGTAGTACCTGACTGCATGCAGCTGCTTCGCCATGAAACATCACTCGGCATTGTTGCTTCGAAGAACGCCAGTTTAACCGCGCTGATGGACGCCGGGTGTGAGCATATCTTTTTATGGGATGATGATGCTTATCCGATCGCCGATAATTGGCACCTGCCATACATCGAATCACCCGAACCGCACCTTGCTTACCAGTTTCTCGATCTGGCAGGGACGAATAAGCTGAAGGATATGGCGGTCCTGTACCGGGATGATAAGCACATCGCTTACACCGGGCAGCGTGGCGTGATGCTGTATTACCACCGCAGCGCTATCGAGAAGGTTGGTGGTTTCGATCCGGTATACGGTCGCGGCATGTACGAACACAGTGACCTCGCGCTACGTATCCATAACGCTGGCCTGACGACGTGGGCTTACGGTGATGTGGTCGGTTCAGAAAAGCTAATCCATTCTCTCGATGAGCATGAAGCCGTAGAGCGTTCGGTACCGCGCCCCGACCGACAGGCGCTGGTGGAACGTAACGTGAAGATCCACAACGAACGGCGTGATTCCGGGTTTACTGGTTACGTTGAATACCGTCAGCAGCGCGATGTAGTTATCACAACGCTGCTTACCAGTCAGCCTGACCCGCAGCGCGGCACAAAAATGGCGGCCTCGCCTGACATGCTGGCTAACTGGGCCTCATCACTTCGGAATTGTGGCCGCATAGCGCTGGTAGATGAATTACTGACGGCCCCGGCAGGTGTTGAGCTTTATCGCGTTCCTGACGTGAAGATGAATGTCTACTTTCGTCGCTGGTTGCACATCTGGCAGCACTTGCGAGATCACCCTGAATACCGGTTCGTCTGGTGTACCGATGGTACCGATGTCGAAATGCTTCGCGCGCCGTGGGAAGAAATGGAGGCAGGGAAGGTGTACGTCGGTTCTGAACCAAAGACCTACGTCGATTCCTGGGCAAAGCAGAATCATCCGGAGCGCGTCTATCATGAGTTCATTGAAGAGCACCGCAACGATGTGATGCTTAACGCTGGGCTGCTGGGTGGTACCCGCGCCGATGTAATGGCGTTTGCTCACGGCATCATCCGTCTTTACTACCGGATCGAGAGCTATCGTTTCTGGAAGAAAGAACAGGCTGGCGCCGCGGTGGGGGACATGCTGGCGTTCGGTATTGTCGCTCATTCATTCGCAGGAAAGGTGATTACCGGACCTCAGGTGCACACCGTTTTTAAAACTGATGGGATCGGAAAAGATAATGCCTGGTGGAAACATAAATAGAGAGGGTTGACTGTGAAAGTTGAAATAAAAAATGGCGGTGAGGTTATTTGGGCTAGAGATTCAAATTCGTTAGAGGGAATTGCTTCTCTGGGGCACTTAAAGGACGGCACACAGCAAAAAATAATTACCGCCCTTGAGGAGGCTCTTAGTCAGGCTAAGGGCGAATTGCTATGCTCTGATGACGCTGATTCCGTGGCGAACATTAGCACTTCCGCCGCCTAAATCCAGTACAACATTCCATTCCCCGCTATGCGGCGCAGTAATCCTAGCAGGGAGCATTTTATAAAAACCGCCATGGTACTCAAAGCGATTGCCACTTCTGTAATTATTGAAATTACTATCAGTGAGAATCATGATGTTGCATTGATGTGAGCAATCTACAACAACGGTATCACCTTGATTCAGATGCATTCTTTTGTGCAAAAAAGACATTTCATTTCCTTATCAGAGGTAATCAGCCATTCCTCCGTGCCAGAGTGCGTCAGTGTCCCACCACTGACGGGCTGAATGCTTACATTAACCCGGGTTAAAGCGAAGTTATACCCTGATATACAGACAGTAGCCGCCATTGTGCGGCTTTTTTATTGGAGATTCGCTGGTGGCTGAAGAAGTTAAGTTTGTTGTGGTTGGTCACCACACCCGGACGGGACAAGCACAACGTCTTGCTGCGCTGCTGGATGCTCATCTGCTGATTGATGACGGTAACCACGGCGCGAACTGGAATCATCGCCGCGTGCTTGAGTGGGCAGCAGAACAAACCTGCCGGGTAGTTGTTGTTGAAGATGACGCGCTGCCGGTACATGGATTCACCGAAAAGGTAACTGACTGGCTGGCTCGTTTTCCTGACGACATGCTGAGCTTTTATCTCGGTACCGGGCGGCCTCCACAGTATCAAATGCAGATTGCTGAGCGGCTAACCGTGGCTGATAAGACACGCGCTGATTACATCACGCTGTCGAGACTCATTCATGGCGTTTGCTATAGCGTCCCGCCTGAGCATGTGCATCGCGTGCTATCCCGTTGGGATAAAAGCAAACCCGCCGATTACGCTGTGGGTGATGCATGGGGTGGCTCAGTGATCTATCCGTGTTATTCGCTGGTGGATCATGCGGATGGTGTGCCTGTTGAGCGTCACCCTGATTCAGCGCAACGAACAGAACGCCGTCGAGCGTGGCGAATCGCCTGAAAAACCGGCCAATTGGCCGGTTTAATTAGTTTTATCTTTTGCTGTCTGGAGTCCGTTTAACTGGTATCCATGTTGCACCAGGTTTAGAAGTTGGTGGTGCAGTATGGTTATCAGGAATGGTTGTGTAGTTATCGGTTTGGCCGCCACGCGGACCGCGTTCACGATATACGCCGCCATCACGTCCACTAGACTGGCCAGGTTTCAAACCCATAAATACCTCCACGATATAAGCCACAAAAGTGTGGCAAATACACTTTGCAGCAAGATTCACCGTTTTCAACGTGGCGATGACTCAATTTTTTAGGAGTGTTAATGCCATCACAAATACCAAGGGCATGCCGCAAGCGTGGCTGCCCCGGCACAACCACAGATCGCTCAGGCTATTGTCCCAGGCACCTTAACGAAGGCTGGCAGCAGCATCAGCGGGGACAGAGCCGACATCAGCGCGGCTATGGCAGTAAGTGGGACAGGCTGCGCCCAATCGTTCTCGACAGAGATAAACACCTCTGTCAGGAATGCCTGCGAAATGGAAGGTATACACCTGCTGAGGCGGTGGACCACATTACCGCCAAAGCAAATGGGGGGACCGATGACCTGTCCAACCTCGAAAGCCTCTGCAAGCCTTGCCACAGGGCGAAGACAGCGGTCGAAAGATTCAAATTACATCAATTCTCATTTGAATCGACCGAGGGGGAGGGCGGGTTGAAAGTTCAGGAACGACGCGCCAAAGGACCGCCGCCTAACCTCTTTTCACATCGCCGCAGGTTAGAAAACTTTTTTTAGGGGTCCCCCATTCGCTGATTAATAGGAGTTTTCGATTATGTCTGGACCACCGAAAACCCCGACCCATCTACGTTTGGTGAGGGGTAACCCATCTAAACGCCCGATCAATGAGAACGAACCAAAACCCCCTTCAGGGGTACCCCCAACGCCGAAGCATTTCGACAAGCAGGGGAAATACTGGTTTAAACGGATGGCCGACGAGCTTGATGCTATCGGTGTGATGTCTCAGCTGGACGCCAGAGCCCTTGAGCTGCTGGTTGAGGCCTATACCGAATACCGGCATCACTGCGACACGCTTGAAGTTGAGGGCTACACCTACCGGACCGAAACGCAGAGCGGGGATGTGCTGATCAAGGCTCACCCCGCCGCCATCATGAAAGCTGATGCCTGGAAACGTCTGCGTGCCATGCTTGGTGAGTTCGGCATGACTCCAGCCAGCCGATCGAAAGTGAATGCAAAAGGTCCTGAAGCGGTTGATCCGCTGGCCGAGTTTATGAAAGCGAGGGATTAATGGCTAAGGTTGCAGAAGGCATCCGCTACGCCGAGAGGGTAGTGGCGGGGGAAATTATTGCCTGTGAGTATGTGCGCCTTGCCTGTCAGCGTTTTCTTGACGATCTGGCACACGGCGAAGAGCGCGGTATTTTCTTCAGTGAACCGCGCGCGCAGCACATTCTGAATTTCTATAATTTTGTACCTCACGTAAAAGGCGCACTGGCAGGGCAGCCTATTGAGCTGATGGACTGGCACGTTTTCATCCTGATTAATATTTTTGGTTTCGTGATCCCGCTGGTTAACGAGGAAACGGGAGAAACCGTTTTGCGTAACGACGGCAGCGGTCGTCCAGTAATGGTTCGGCGCTTCCGTACAGCAGATGTTGAGGTGGCCCGTAAAAATGCCAAATCAACGCTTTGCTCCGGCGTGGGGCTTTATATGGCTGGTGCCGACGGCGAGGGCGGTGCGGAGGTTTATTCCGCTGCAACCACCCGTGACCAGGCACGCATTGTTTTTGAAGACGCGAAGAATATGGTCAAGAAGGCGAAAGCCACTCTTGGGCGGATCTTCGAATTCAACAAGCTCGCTATCTACCAGGAGCAAACGGCCTCCAAATTCGAGCCTTTATCATCAGATGCGAACAACCTCGACGGCCTGAACATCCACTGTGCCATCGTCGACGAGCTGCATGCTCACAAAACCCGTGACGTCTGGGACGTTCTGGAGACGGCAACCGGCGCACGTCTGCAATCGCTGCTTTTCGGTATCACCACCGCCGGTTTCAACAAAGAAGGCATCTGCTACGAATTGCGTGATTACGCCATCAAGGTGCTGCGTGGGCTGGTAAAAGACGATACGTTTTTTGCCATCATCTACACCTTAGATGAAGGTGACGATCCCTTTGATGAAAAAGTCTGGCAGAAGGCGAATCCGGGGCTGGGTATCTGTAAGCGCTGGGATGACCTGCGCCGCCTGGCTAAAAAGGCGAAAGAGCAGGTATCGGCCAGAATTAACTTTTTCACCAAGCACATGAATATCTGGGTTACCGCTGAGTCAGCCTGGATGGACATGATGAAATGGGAGAAATGCGAGTTTATCGCCCCGCAGCACGAACTTAAAACCTATCCCTCCTGGGTGGGCGTTGACCTGTCAAACAAAATTGATATCTGTGCGGCCGCTAAAGTCTGGCGCGCGCCAGATGGCCACGTTCATGCGGATTTCAAATTCTGGCTACCGGAAGGACGCCTTGAGAAATGTTCACGCCAGATGGCAGAGCTCTATCGTAAGTGGGCCGGGATGGACAAGCTGATCCTTACCGACGGGGATGTAATCGACCATGCTCAGATTAAGGAAGAGCTACAGCTGTGGGTAGCTGGCGAGAGCCTGAAAGAAATTGGCTTCGACCCGTGGAGTGCGACGCAGTTCAGCCTTGCACTGGCAGAAGAAGGGTTGCCGCTGGTGGAAGTGCCGCAGACGGTTCGCAATTTCTCTGAGGCGATGAAAGAGGTCGAAGCGCTGGTATACGGTGGCCGCTTCCATCACAGCGATCACCCGGTGATGAACTGGATGATGTCCAACGTAACCGTCAAACCTGACCGGAACGAGAACATTTTCCCGAATAAGTCCACACCAGAGGCCAAAATTGATGGCCCTGCGGCTTTGTTCACAGCAATGAGCCGCGTTCTGGTTAACGGTGGCAACGACCAGCAGGATCTCTCCGGATTCTTCAATAATCCCATCATGGTAGGTTTCTGATGAAAAAAAACAAACGGCCAGGCAGGGTTAAAAGTGCTCTGCTTAACTGGCTTGGTGTGCCTATCAGCCTGACTACCGGCACGTTCTGGGAGGAATGGTTTGGTACCAGCAGCAGCGGAAAGGTGGTAACGGCCGATAAAGCCATCCAGCTATCGGCTGTGTGGGCATGCGTAAGACTGTTAAGCGAGTCTATTTCAACCCTTCCGCTGAAAATATACGTTCGACAGCCTGACGGTTCGCGTAAAGCGGCAACCGATCATCCGGCCTATTCGATACTGTGCCGCCGACCCAATTCAGAAATGACACCATCACGCTTTATGTTGATGGTGGTCGCCAGTATTTGCCTGCGCGGGAACGCCTTCATTGAGAAGAAATTCATCGCAAACCGCCTGGTTTCGCTGGTGCCTTTGCTGCCGCAGAACATGGTGGTTAAACGTCTCACGACCGGGGCGCTGGAATACAAATACACTGAAAACGGTAACGAGCGCGTCATTCCCGTCAAAAACATCATGCACATTCGCGGGTTCGGTCTTGACGGCGTTTGCGGCATGATGCCGATGAAAACAGGCCGGGATGTGATCGGTTCTGCAATGGCGGTTGAAGAGTCCGCGGCGAAGATATTCGAACAGGGCCTGCAAAGTTCAGGGTTTCTCTCTTCTGATAAAGCTCTGGATGATACTCAACGTGAAAAACTTCGCGGTTACATGGCGGCGTTTACAGGCTCAAAAAACGCCGGGAAAATCATGGTGCTTGAGGGAGGCTTGACGTACCAGGGCGTAACCATGAACCCGGAAGATGCTCAGATGCTCGAAAGCCGCGCCTTTAGCATTGAGGAGATCTGCCGCTGGTTTCGCGTTCCGCCTTTCATGGTCGGTCACACCACGAAGCAAAGCAGCTGGGCATCCAGTCTGGAGGGCATGAACCTCCAGTTCCTGACACATACCCTGCGACCCCTGTTGGTGAACATAGAACAGGAAATAGGACGGTGCCTGCTGGACAGCGATGATGAGGTGTTCGCAGAGTTCTCTGTAGAAGGACTGCTGCGCGCCGACAGCGCAGGCCGTGCTGCGTACTATACCAGCGCGCTCCAGAATGGGTGGATGTCCCGTAATGACGTGCGCCGTCTTGAGAATATGCCACCGATTGAAGGGGGTGACATTTACACCGTTCAGCTCAACCTGACGCAACTGAAAAATCTCGAAAGCAGCAATCCTGCTGTTCAGGCTCTGGCCCTGAGAGAACTGCATAACCACGTATTCCCCGATATTTCCTTTGAACAATCTCCGCTGAAACAGGCCGCTTAGGAGCACTTTCCTGATGAGCAAAAAACAACTTCCGGTAGCACCGGCGGGTCGCCCCTGCGCGCGCGTTACCTGTGAAACATTACCGTCCGCACTGGACCGCTGGGACGGCGGGATCAAAGCTGCGGCCACTGACGACAACAGTATTTCTGTTTTTGATGTGATCGGGCAGGACTACTGGGGTGAAGGCGTAACAGCCAAACGTATCGCCGGTGCACTACGGGCGATGAATGGCGCCGACGTCACGGTCAATATCAACTCCCCTGGCGGTGACATGTTCGAAGGCCTGGCCATCTACAATCTTCTGCGTGAATACGAAGGCCGTGTGACGGTGAAGGTGCTCGGTATTGCCGCCAGCGCCGCCTCGGTCATTGCGATGGCTGGGGATGAAATTCAGATCGGCCGTGGTGCCTTCCTGATGATCCACAACTGCTGGGTCTACGCGATGGGTAACCGCCATGACTTTGCGGAACTGGCACAGTCTCTTGAGCCCTTCGATAACGCTATGGCAGACATCTACGCGGCGCGTTCCGGCCTTGATATGGCAGCTGTTCAGAAACTGATGGATGCCGAGAGTTATATCGGTGGCAGTGACGCTGTGGCGAAGGGACTGGCAGACAGCCTGCTTTCTGCTGATGCGGTCAGTGATGGCGATGAATCACCCGCGGCCGCGCTTCGCAAACTTGATGCGCTACTGGCTAAAACCAACACCCCGCGCTCTGAGCGCAGAAAACTCATTAAAGCCTTATCCGGTGGCATGCCTGGCGCTGTCACCACCAACGACGGTACGCCGGGCGCTGCCGAAGATATCAAACCTGAAACCCTCAATTCACTTGAAAGCGCTCTTGCGGCGTTAGTCAAATAAGGACCCTTTATGTCTGAAGTAAACGAAATTCTGAAAAAAGTCACTGTCAGCATTGAAGAGGCAACCGGCAAATTCAACGCGAAAGCAGAAGACGCACTCAAAGAGGCGCAGAAGTCAGGCAGGCTGTCAGAAGAAACAAAAGCTGCCGTTGATAAAATGGCTTCTGAGTTCAACGCGCTGCGTGAAGCTGAAAAAAACCTGAAGGCCGCAATGGGCGAACTGGAGCAACATGTTGCCCAGATGCCGCTGGCAAACGCAAAACAGGTTATCGAGTCCGTTGGCCACCAGGTGATCTCCGCTGAAGCCCTGAAAACCTTTGCTTCCAGCGTGGAAGGCGGTAAGCGCATCAGCATCCCGGTCAAGGCCGCCCTGACTTCGGTGGATGTGCCTGATGGTGTCGTGGAGCCACAGCGCCTGCCGGGTATTGATACGGCACCGAAGCAGCGCCTGTTCATCCGCGATCTGATTGCTCCAGGCCGTACGTCCTCCTCAGCTATTTTCTGGGTGCAGCAGACAGGCTTTACCAATAACGCGAAAGTGGTTCCTGAAAATACGCAGAAACCATACAGCGAAATTGAGTTCACGCCGAAAATCACTGGCGTCAGCACCATCGCCCACCTGTTCAAAGCCTCAAAGCAGATCCTGGATGACTTCGCACAGTTGCAGTCCACCGTTGATGCCGAAATGCGCTACGGACTGAAGTATGCAGAAGAGCAGGAAATTCTCTTCGGTGATGGTACCGGCGTTCATCTGCACGGCATCGTTCCTCAGGCGTCAGCTTTCAATCCGGCGTTCACTGTCGAACAGCAGAGCGGGATTGACGATCTGCGTCTGGCAATGTTGCAGGCACAGCTGGCACGCTTCCCGGCGTCTGGTCATGTTCTTCACTTCATTGACTGGGCGCGGATCGAGCTGACCAAAGACAGCCTGGGTCGTTACATTCTGGCGAACCCTGCGGCGCTGACTGGTCCGACTCTGTGGGGCCTGCCGGTTGTTGCAACGGAAGCGGCAGCCTTCCAGGGTAAATTCCTGACCGGTGCATTTAACGCTGGCGCGCAAATCTTCGACCGCGAAGATGCGAACGTGGTTATCTCCACGGAGAACGCCGACGACTTCGAGAAAAACATGATCACCATCCGTTGCGAAGAACGTCTGGCGCTGGCTGTGAAACGCCCTGAGGCGTTCGTGTACGGTTCATTCAGCACCGGCGCGGGTAGCTGATAACTATTGCGGCCTTCGGGCCGCTTTTTTTCGGGGCAAACAAATGCTTGATCAGAATGTGGTGAAACAGCATTGCCGCATTGATACCGACTTTACGGGTGATGATGCTCTGCTGGAGATTTACACAGGTGCGGCGGCCCGGTACGTCCAGACATGGACACGGCGAACGCTCTATGAAAAGGAAAGCAGCCCTGGCTACGCTGACGACCCGGACTCGATACTGCTCAATGATGATGTTAAGGCAGCCATGCTACTGCTTATCGGTCACTGGTATGCAAACCGGGAATCCGTGGTCACCGGACAAACCGTTGCAGAGGTCCCGCTTGCAGTTGAAGCCCTGCTTCAGCCATACCGAATTTACGGAGTGTAGGAGGGGTTATGCAGGCCGGAAGACTGAGAGACAGGGTGGTAATTCAGAACATCACAACATCGCGTGATCCTTCTGGTCAGCCTGTTAAAACGTGGCATGACGGTGCAGAAGCCTGGGCAGAAGTTAAGGGCATCAGTGGGCGTGAGTTGGTAGCCGCTGGTGCTGAAACCGCAGTCGCAACCATCAGGGTATGGACACGATTTCGTAGCGATATAACTGCTGCGTCCAGACTCAGGGTTATGACTGGCCCGCTCAAGGGGGCCATTTTAAATATCATTGGTCCGCCGATACCTGATTCTCGCGGCATTCAGCTCGAAATTCTTTGTAAGCAGGGGATCGAAAAATGATAGACACGAGCCTCGATTTTTCTGGGTTAAATGATATCGCAAAGGACCTGGAGGCGCTTAGCCGCGCTGAAAACAACAAGGTCCTGCGTGATGCTACGCGCGCCGGTGCCGAAGTGCTTAAGGAAGAAGTAATCGCACGCGCACCAGTGCGCACCGGGAAACTGAAAAAAAACGTGGTGGTGGTGACCCAAAAAAGCCGCCGCCGCGGGGAGATTTCTTCCGGCGTCCATATTCGTGGCGTTAACCCGCGCACCGGCAACAGCGATAACACGATGAAGGCGAATAACCCGAGAAACGCCTTTTACTGGCGATTCGTTGAAATGGGAACTGCCAACATGCCGCCACATCCTTTCATTCGTCCCGCGTTTGACGTCCGTCAGGAGCAGGCGACAGAGGTCGCGATCAGGCGCATGAACCAGGCCATTGACGAGGCGTTAAGCAAATGACGGAAGACGATCTCTATCCTCTGCTGGCTCCGCTGGCCGGAGGGCAGGTTTATCCCTACGTTGCGCCGCTCGGCAGTGACGGGAAGCCTTCAGTCTCGCCGCCCTGGGTAATTTTCTCGATTATTACCGACGCGGCTGCTGACGTTCTCTGCGGCCAGGCGGAATCCTCCGTTTCGGTGCAAATCGATGTTTACTCCAGCACTATCACTGAAGCGCGCACGATCCGAAATATGGCACTGGAAGCCCTGCAAACATTGAAGCCTGAGAACATTGTCAAAACGCCAGGCTATGAACCTGATCTGCATTATCACCGGGCCACGCTTGAATTTCAGGTGATCGTTTAAGTTCATTCACCATCACAGACCGCTCCGGCGGTCTTTTTTTTATCTGGAGAAATCATGACCAGTAAGTATGAAGTTACAAAGGGGATGACCTTTGCCGTCTCTGACGCACCCGTAACCGCCGAGGATTTTAACGCCTCAGGTTTCCCGGGGAATGGTATTACCTGGCTGGAAGCGGCCTGTGCGACAAAGGAGATCACCTTCACGGGCGGTCAAAAAGGGGATATTGACGTAACCACGCTTTGCTCAACTGAACAGGAGCAAACCAACGGCCTCGCCGCGCCTGCTGAAATGAGCATTACCCGTAACTGGGTTGGCGATGAAGCAGCACAGGAGGCACTCCAGACCGCTTACGAAAATGACGAACTGCGTGCGCTGCGCGTGGTATTCCCGTCTGGGAATGGTTTCTACGTGCTGGTGGAAGTTCGTCAGAGCTCATGGTCTGCTGCAACCTCTTCCGTTGTTGGCGCGACTTATTCTCTGCGTGTACGTGGCAAACCTAAACGCATCTACGCGTCTGGTTCCTGAGCGGCTTCGGCCGCTTTTTTTATCCCTTCGACCAAGTAACAAGAGAAAAATGAAATGGCGCAAAAAACATCACAGAATTCACTACGCGACGTGGCGCTTACTGCATCGAAAGCCTATCGCACAAAAGACGGTATCACGGTCCCAGAGTGGGATGGCGCAAAGATAACGCTGCGCGAACCGTCCGGCGATGCCTGGGTGAAATTCCGGGAAATCGTAAATCCTCAGCTCGCCGAAGGCGAAGAGGCCCCGACGCTGACGGAGGCGGAGAAGTTCCTGCGTAACAAAGAGGCGGATGTGGTTCTGTTTATTGACGTACTGCTGGATGAAAACGGCGAGCGCGTATTCAGTGACGAGGATCAGGAGCTGGTATCCAAAATTTATGGTCCTGTGCATGCGCGCCTGCTGGCTCAGGCTCTTGGCCTCGGAATGAGTCAGGAAGAAGCGGGAAAGCCGTAAAGCAGCCGCTGACCTTCTTCCTGATGTCACTGGCGCTCCGGATGGGGCGCACTCTGCATGAGCTGCGCCAGACCATAACCGCCAGTGAGCTCAAGATGTGGATCGAGTTTGACCGCATAAGCCCTGTAGGGGACTGGCGTTCCGATGCACAGGCGGCGCAGATCTCCGTTGCAATGCTGAACTCTCAGGGCGGGAAATTCACCATACCTGACGTGATGCTGAAATGGGGTGAGCAGGAAGAAGGCTCTAAAGTCTCTGAACTTGAAGAATGGATGTCCAGTCTTTGACGCCCGCGGCTGCGGGCTTTTTTTATGGGTGAAATATGGCAACGCTGCGCGAGCTAATCATCAAAATTTCTGCGAACTCGTCTTCTTTTCAGTCTGAGATCGCCAGAGCGTCCCGTATGGGGACGGATTACTACCGCACTATGGAACAGGGCGGGAAAAAAGCAGCAGCGGCCACGCGAGAAACTCAGCGGTCTTTGGCTGACCTGAATTCTCAGCTCGCAACAGTACGTTCATCAGCGGCTGGGCTTGCCGGGGCATGGGCTGGCGCATTTGCCACGCATCAACTTGTTCAGTTTGCTGATACCTGGAACCAGCTGAATGGCCGTCTTCGCCTTGCGTCCTCTTCCAGTGAGGATTACGTGCAATCCCAGCGCGTGCTGATGGAGATTAGCCAGCGCACCGGAACATCCCTCGAGGCAAACAGCAACTTATACAGCAGAATTGCGCAGTCCCTGCGTGATGCCGGTTACGCTTCTGCTGACGTCGCAAAAGTTACGGAAACCGTAGCAACCTCGCTGAAGCTGTCTGGCGCCAGTACCGAAGAGGCGAGCTCTGTTATCACCCAGCTTAGCCAGGCGCTTGGCTCAGGCGTTTTGCGAGGCGAAGAATTTAACTCCATCATGGAGAACGGTGGCCGCCTGGCGAAACTGCTGGCTGATGGTCTGGGTACCACTGTTGGTGGCCTGCGAAATATGGCCAACAACGGCGAGCTGACGACCAACAAGATCGTCCCGCTGCTGACAAACGTAGAGATCCTGCGTAAAGAATTCGACACCTTGCCAGCATCCATCAGCGGATCTGCACAGAAAGTGCAAAATGCTTTTCTCGCCTGGGTTGGCGGGGCGAACGATGCCGTCGGCGCATCCTCCACGCTATCCGGCGTGCTGGATGGTCTGGCGAATAACATTGATGATGTGGCAAACACGGCAGGCATTCTCGTTGGCGTGGGGCTGGCTCGCTATTTTGGCAATATGGTCGGCAGCGTCGGCCAGTCAACCCGTGCAGTGCTCGCTAATACGGCCGCCGAGGTTGCGCTGGCTCAGGCTCAGGTCCGTGGCGCTCAGGTTAGCGTTGCTGCTGGCCGCCAGGCGGTTTACCGCGCTCAACAGGCGCGCGCAGCTGCGACAAGTATTGAGGCTCAGATTGTTGCCGAACGTAATCTTGCCGCAGCTCAGGCATCCCTGAACACAGCGCTTGCTGGCAGGGCTTCTGCCGTTAACAACCTCACCAATACAGCCTCGGTGATGTCACGGCTGGGTAGCGGAGTGTTGGGCATTCTCGGTGGCTGGCCTGGCGTTATTATCGGTGCCGGTGCTGCGATGTATGGCCTGTATCAGCATACCCAGCAGGTACACCGTGAGGCTGTGGGCTTTGCCAACAACCTTGACGAGATCAACACCAAACTCCAGCAGATGTCTGTGCTCGGCCTTCGCTCGACCGCCGCAGATGCGCGGACCTCTTTACAGGCGCAAAAGCAAGACCTGGCCGACCTCGACTCTCAGATCGCGAAGGTGAAAGACAGCCTCAAGGCGGTTGACCAAATCCAGCAGGATTATAACCGCCATCCTACGCTGACCTTGATCAATACTTTCATGGACCAGGCCGACATCACGGCCAAAAACATCGAACTTACCGATAAGCTGAACCAGCTGGAGTATCAGCGCGAACAGGCCGCTTCAAAAGTCGAACAAACGCAGAAGCTGGTAAACGATGCCAGCGACCTGGCAACGCAAAAGGCTATCGAACAGGCTGGCGCCGTCTCAATCCTGAAAGGTGCCTATGACCTGCTAAACCGCTCAATGTCAGCAACCGCAGGCGCTAAACCCCCGCAGTATGCCGGGCCAGTGGTCTCACTGGCTAATGCAACGCCTCAGCAGCAAACAGCACTGGAACGATCACGCCGCGAAAATGAGCTGGCCAGCTTAAGTGGATTAGAGAAACTTCATCAGCAGCACGTTTATGAAGCGGAAGATCTAAAGCTGACTGGAGCACTTTATACCCAGTACATCTACAACAAGGATCAGGCCGCCAAAAAAGATGCAGCAGCAGCCGAGGCAAAAAAAACCTCTACTGCCGCCTCAAGTGCTCAGAGTAAAGCTGAGCGCGCAGCAGCCAGCACCGCTGAGCAATATGCCCGCAAAATGGCCGATCTTAGCGTGGCTATCGATGTGCAACGCGTCAGGGCAACGGAAGGAGAAAAAGCGTCTGAGCTCTATGCAGCGTCGCATCAGGCAGGCACTAAATGGACCGATGAGCAGCGCAAGGCTATCCAGGCATCATCAGCAGAGCTGGCAAAATGGACGCAAAAAGCCGACGAGAACGTGCGCAAGCAGCGCGAACAAGCCGATGCCCTGAAGGATCTAACTGAAGCGGCCCGAAAGTTCAGGGATGAGGCGACACTGACAACCGAAACCGCAGGCATGAGTGATCGCCAGCGCAGCCGTTTCGACGAGACGCAACAGATCGAGCGTGTTTTTGCTAAAACGGACGGCGGCACCGAGGCCATCGCGCAACGCGCGGCTGCCCTCGATGACCTGGATAAGAAATACAAGGCTATAGCAGCAGCTGAAGCGGACTGGATGGCTGGAGTATCGCGCGGCTATGCCAACTGGTTCGATGAAATCAGCAATGTTTCTGGCACGGTTTCTGATGGAGTGAAAACCACACTCGACAGCGCGTTTAGTAATGTCACCTCAATGCTGGAAGGCAATAAGGTCAGCTGGAAATCCTGGGGTATCTCTGTTTTACAGATTATCGAAAAAGTCGCTCTGCAAATGGCAGTGGTCAGCGCGATGGGGGGTGGGTCTTCCAGTTCTGGCATTTTTGGCTCACTCATCGGCAGCGTAGGCAGCTTCTTCGGGGGCGGCGCGGGAGCATCAGCCAGCACCGGTACTGCGGTTTCCAGTTACGGTTCGAGCTTCCAGTTTAACGCTAAAGGCGGCGTTTATGACTCTCCATCTCTGAGCGCTTTCAGTAATGGGATCGTCAGAAACCCCACCATGTTCGCTTTCGCGAAAGGCGGGGCCGGAATCATGGGCGAGGCTGGGCCGGAGGCAATCATGCCGCTGACCCGCGCACCGGATGGTTCACTCGGTGTTCGTGCGGTCGGCGCTGGTGGTGGTCAGTCTGTATCTTCGGCACCACAGGTTTATATCACCATCGATGGCAACGGAAATACCTCCACGCAGACTTCACCCGGCCTTGAGCAATTTGGTGCTGATGTCGGTAAATATGTTGATCAGCGATATAAGCAGAACATCATGCGAGATATTCGCCCTGGCGGTGACATCTGGAACGCAATGAAAGGAACCCGATAAAAATGGCTATCGAAACTTTCACCTGGTGCCCACGAATTAACGCTGAGGCAGATATAAATTTCCGCGTCAGGAAAGCACAGTTTGGTGATGGATATGAGCAGGTTTCAGGGGATGGATTGAATACCAGAACCCAGCAGTGGACGCTCAACTTTACTGGCAACGAAACCTACATTTCCGCCATTAAATCTTTTCTCGACAGGCATGAAGGGACGAAAGCCTTTCAGTGGAAGCCACCGCTCGAACCTTTGGGTTTGTATCGTTGCGAAACATATAAACCCACCGGGCTCGGCGCGGGGAAATTCAACCTTGAAGCAACATTCATCCAGGCATTTAAACCATGAGCTTAAACGCAGACTATCAGAAGCTGGAATCAGGGAACGACGTTCGCCTGATTGAGGTGGACGGTTCTTCTTTTGGACTGACGGACGTTCTCCGGTTTCACAATTACAACATTCCCCACACCGAAGCGGAAATAGTCGCCGCTGGCGGGGATGAGGCCAAGCTCCCGGCGAAACCAATCTGGTGGCAGGGTAATGAATATTCCGCCTGGCCGTATCAGCTGGAAGGGCTGGAGAAATCGACCAGTGGCAGCAATGCGACGCCATCTCTGACGGTCGCGAACATCGAAAGCTCTATTTCTGCCCTGTGTCTTGCGTACGACGATTTGCTACAGGCTAAGGTCACTATTCACGACACAAAGGCAAAATATCTCGACGCGAAAAACTTCGCAGGCGGTAACCCTACAGCAGATCCGAATCAGGAGAAACTTCAGGTCTGGTATATCGACGGGAAAACGACCGAGCTTGCTGGCGAAACCATTGAGTTTGTACTGTCCAGCCCTATGGATCTTCAGGGACAAATGATCCCCACGCGGCAGCTTCATTCCCTGTGCACATGGTGCATTCGTAATAAGTACCGCACCGGCGACGGTTGCGACTATGCCGGTACGCGCTATTTCGACAAAAACAACAACCCGGTAAGCGATCCGTCACTGGATGAATGCAACGGCACGCTGACGGCCTGCAAACTTCGATTCGGTGAAAGCAACGAACTCTCGTTTGGTGGGTTCCCCGGTACGTCGCTGATCAGGAGCTGATATGCGTCAGAAAACAATTGATGCGATTATGGCGCATGCCGCCGCTGAATATCCTCGTGAGTGCTGTGGTGTGGTGGCGCAGAAAAGCCGCGTTGAACGTTATTTTCCTTGCCGGAATCTTGCCGCGACGCCGGAGGACAATTTTGTCCTTTGCCCGGAAGATTACGCAGCTGCTGAGGACTGGGGTACGGTGATCGCCATCGTTCACAGTCACCCTGACGCCACTACGCAACCGAGCGAACTGGATAAAGCGCAATGCGACGCAACGCTTTTACCCTGGCATATCGTGAGCTGGCCGGAGGGGGATTTACGCACCATCCAGCCGCGCGGAGAGCTGCCGTTGCTGGAGCGTCCTTTTGTGCTTGGTCACTTCGACTGCTGGGGGCTGGTAATGAGCTATTTCCGGCAAACGCATGGTATCGAACTCCACGATTACCGGGTTGATTATCCCTGGTGGGAAAAAGACTATCCGGACAACTTCTATCAGGATTGCTGGTACGAGTGCGGATTCCGTGAATTCGACGGGCCGCCGAAACCTGGCGATATGGTGATCATGCAGGTCCAGGCTGATAAGTGGAACCACGCGGGAATTCTGCTGGAGGGCAATATGCTGCTGCACCACCTGTACGGTCACCTGAGTCAGCGAGTACCATATGGCGGTTACTGGCAGGAACGAACGATGAAGATTCTCCGTTACAATTCTCTGTGCTAACCTTTTGTAAAACCAAAGGGGATAGGGATATGAAAAAAGCATTATTGGCACTTTCTTTATTAATGGTTGGTTGTTCAACAAGCGTAACCCCTCCAAGCGAAGCTTCGTTTGCACCATCTAACAGAACTTTTAAATTTCAGCAATCGGATTCTAACCAGTCTATTACTGTTGTTAGAGATAGTGGGTTTATAGGCGGTGGATGTTTTGCATCCGTTTATATAGATGGACAGTTGTCTGCAAAGTTAGAGCCTAAAGAAAAAGTAAGGTTTTATTTATCCAAGGGTGAACATGCAGTAGGAGCCGCCTTGGAGGGGAGGGGGTTATGTGGCGCAAACGAAGCAAGACAAGAGCGCTACATAAACTTAGGCGATGGAGAAAATAAGTATGTGCGAATTTTCATTGATGAGGGTGGGGACTTGGATATAAGGCCGACGACCTTAAAATAGACGCCATATAAATAAAAACCATTCAAAACCTGCTTTGGCAGGTTTTTTTATAAGGTGAAAAAATGTCAGAGGTTATGTCTCGAATTGAACTTGGTGGGCCATTAGGGAAAACCTTTGGGAAAATCCATCATAGGTTAATTTCTAAAGTAAGTGAAGCTGGCGTTGCTCTCGCAAAAACTATACCGGGGTTTGAGAGCTATATGATTAATAGTAATCGCCGAGGGCTTACTTTTGCTGTTTTTAAAGGTAAGAAGAATATTGGTGTTGATGATCTAGGCTTCCCCGTAACAGGAGAAGTTATCCGAATAGTTCCCGTTGTTATCGGCAGTAAAAGGTCTGGTTTGTTACAAACTATCCTTGGTGCCGTAATTGTAGCTGCTTCCGCAGTAGGAAGTTATTTTGCGCCAGGTAACCCCTTTTCAGCCTTCGGGTATAAATTTGGTGCAGCTATGATTGCTGGTGGAGTTGTCCAGATGCTTTCGCCTCAACCTGGTGGCCTGGCCAGCAAACAAAGCGCAGATAACCGTGCATCGTACGCATTCGGTGGGGTGACAAACACCGCCGCGCAGGGTTACCCGGTTCCGCTCCTTTACGGCCGCCGGCGAATCGGCGGGGCAATTATTTCCGCCGGAATTTATGTCGAAGATCAGCAGTAGAGAACGAACCTTTTTACAAGCCACCCCCGGGTGGCTTTTTTTATGGGCGCGATATGGCTAAAACAATTACCGGACGAAAAGGGGGGAGCTCCAGTTCCCGAACTCCTACCGAACAGCCTGATGATCTGCAATCTGTAGCGAAGGCAAAGATCCTCGTTGCGCTTGGTGAAGGGGAGTTTGCTGGACAGCTCACCGGGAAGGATATCTACCTGGACGGAACGGCGCTGGAGAACGCCGACGGCTCCCAAAACTTCAGCGGCGTTACGTGGGAATTTCGCGCGGGTACACAGGCCCAGAAGTACATTCAGGGCATTCCCGGTACCGAAAACGAAATCAGCGTGGGAACCGAGGTAACGAGCGCTACAGCGTGGACACGAACCTTCACCAATACACAGCTTTCAGCGGTTCGTTTACGTCTGAAATGGCCATCGCTTTTCAAGCAGGAGGACGATGGCGATCTGGTTGGTTACTCGGTTAATTATGCGATTGACTTGCAGACGGACGGCGGGACATGGCAGACAGTCCTCAATACCAGTGTGACCGGGAAAACGACCTCAGGTTATGAGCGTAGCCACCGTATTGATTTACCTCAGGCGGGCAGCACCTGGACAATCAGACTACGCAAAATTACCGCTGACGCCAACAGTGCGAAGATCGGCGACACGATGACGCTACAGAGCTTCACTGAGGTGATTGATGCGAAATTGCGATACCCGAACACCGCGCTGCTGTACATCGAATTCGACTCCAGCCAGTTTAATGGTTCTATACCTCAGATCTCCTGTGAGCCTCGTGGCCGCGTTATTCGGGTTCCTGATACTTACGACCCAGAAACCCGCTCTTACAGCGGGACATGGACCGGGGCATTTAAGTGGGCATGGACGGATAACCCTGCGTGGATATTTTACGATCTGGTTGTTTCTGACCGGTTCGGCCTCGGTCACCGTTTGACTGCTGCTAACATCGATAAATGGACGCTTTATCAGGTCGCCCAGTATTGCGATCAGATGGTGCCGGACGGTAAGGGTGGCGATGGAACAGAACCACGCTATACCTGCAACGTGTACATCCAGGACCGAAACGACGCTTATACAGTCCTGCGTGATTTTGCGGCCATATTCCGTGGCATGACGTACTGGGGCGGCGATCAGATCGTTGCTCTGGCCGATATGCCCCGTGATGTGGATTACAGCTACACGCTCGCAAATATTGTCGGCAAACCCCGTTATTCAAGCAGCACCACGAAAACGCGCTACACCACAGCGCTGGTTTCATGGTCCGATCCCGGTAACGCCTACGCTGACGCGATGGAACCTGTATTCGAGCAGGCGCTGGTGGCACGGTACGGCTTCAATCAGCTGGAAATGACAGCCATCGGCTGTACCAGACAGTCAGAAGCGAACCGAAAGGGGCGTTGGGGTATTCTCACCAACAACAAGGATCGCGTTGTTTCGTTTGATGTCGGGCTGGACGGAAACATTCCGCAGCCTGGCTATATCATCGCCTTGGCAGACGAGCTTCTTTCCGGAAAGGTTATGGGCGGCCGCATCAGCGCAGTTAATGGTCGCGTTATCAAACTTGACCGTGTAGCTGATGCAGCAGCAGGTGATCGCCTTATCCTCAACCTTCCCTCCGGAGCGTCACAGAGCAGGACAATTCAGGCGGTTAACGGGGAATCGGTCACAGTCACCACCGCATACAGTGAGACGCCGCAGGCCGAAGCTGTCTGGGTGGTTGAGTCAAACGAACTGTACGCACAGCAGTACCGTGTTGTGAGCGTCACTGATAACGATGATGGCACTTTCACCATTACCGGTGCATGGCACGATCCGGATAAATATGCCCGAATCGATACCGGAGCCATCATTGACCAGCGTCCGGTGAGCGTGATCCCACCGGGAAATCAGTCACCGCCAGAAAACATAGTAATCAGTTCGTTTTCGGTGGTGCAGCAGAATATCAGCGTCGAAACCATGCGCGTGAGCTGGGACCAGGCGCAGAATGCTATCGCCTATGAAGCGCAATGGCGCCGCAACGACGGGAACTGGGTTAACGTGTCGCGCAGTTCCACCACGTCATTCGACGTTCCTGGGATTTATGCCGGGCGCTATCTGGTACGTGTACGCGCCATCAATGCCGCAGAAATTTCTTCCGGATGGGGATATTCGGAAGAGAAAACGCTGACGGGGAAAGTGGGCAATCCGCCGAAACCGGTTGGCTTCATCGCTTCCGATAATGTGGTATTCGGTATCGAGCTGAGCTGGGGATTCCCGGCGAACACCGACGACACGCTGAAGACGGAAATTCAGTACAGCCCGACCGGGACGGAAGACGATGCGATGCTGCTGGCAGACGTACCCTATCCGCAGCGCAAGTATCAGCAGATGGGCCTTAAGGCAGGGCAAATTTTCTGGTACCGCGCGCAGCTGGTGGACCGCAGCGGAAACGAATCAGGGTATACAGACTTTGTGCGCGGACAGGCCAGCATTGATGTATCCGATATCACCGATGCCATTCTGGAGGACATGAAAGGCTCCGATACGTTCAAAGACCTGATCGAGAACGCGGTAGACAGCAATGAAAAAATTGCTGGCATGGCTGACGACATCAAACAGGCCAACGACGAACTGGCGCAACAGGCGCAGGAAATCGCCAAAAACGCCCAGGATATCGGGAAAGTTCAGACCAGCGTTACAAACCTGTCGAGCACGGTTGGAGATGTGTCTTCTTCTCTGAGCGAGCTTGAGCAGACAGTGGCGACGGCTGATACCGCGCTGGGCCAACGCATCGATAACATCAGCGTGTCTGTGGACGGCATGGCGGGGGGAGTGAAGAACTCCGCCATCGCGATTATTCAGGGCAACCTGGCGCAGGTGGCCGCGCGCAAAACACTGTCTGCATCGGTCGCCGGTAACAGCGCGCAGCTGGACCGCATTGATGAGGTGATCGTCAACGAGAAGGAGGCAACGGCGCGTTCGCTGCTGAGTTTGCAGACTGACGTGAACGGCAACAAGGCATCCATCAACAGCCTGAACCAGACGTTCTCCGATTACCAGCAGGCCACGGCCACGCAGATAAACGGCATCACAGCGACCATCAACGGGCATACGTCAGCCATTACCACTAACGCTCAGGCCATCGCGAACGTTAACGGGGACCTGAAGGCGATGTACAGCATCAAGGTCGGGTTATCCAGCAACGGCCAGTACTACGCCGCAGGGATGGGGATAGGCGTGGAGAATACGCCGTCCGGCATGCAGTCGCAGGTTATCTTCCTGGCTGACCGCTTCGCCGTAACGCACCAGGCCGGAGCGACCGTTACGCTTCCTTTCGTTATCCAGAATGGGCAGACCATAATTCGGGACACGGTCATTGGAGACGGGACGATTGGAAACGCCAAGATCGGCAGCTACATTCAGTCGACAACCTGGGACGGCACCGGGAACGTTGGCTGGCACATCAACAAATCAGGCTACGCGACGTTCAACAACGTGACCGTTCGCGGCTCGATTTACGCCACAAACGGTAATTTTTCTTTCAATGGCTCCGGCAACACAACGGTGATCAATGGCAACGGTGTAACCGTCAACATTCCCGGTGGTGGTCGGATCGTTCTGGGGACGTGGACATAAAATGCCAACAGGATTATTGATAGAGCTTAATGATGGTGGAAAGCGCATGGAGATAACGGCGGGCCTGCGGTGCCCGTCGTTTGGAGCCAACTTTGACAGTGGCTACCAGAAAGCCAAGTACGCTGATATTGCCGGTTATGTTTCCGGGGCGCAGGTGCTGTTTATCCCGCATGCGACAGCTTACCTTGATTCAGGGCTGCTTCATAAAATGAACTCGGTCACCATATCCGGTGGCCGTGTGACGCAGAACTCCACGATGAAGGATGTAAGCATCAGTGAGCGTGAGAGTACTTACACGTTTCCCGGAAGCATCTGGCAGATATTTCCGCCAGGCCAACGTAAAGGCGAAGGCCTGCTTATTGGTGACAGCACCGACTTCCTGGCGATTACCAATGCCACGCAGTCAGGGCAGTGTATCTGGAAGGGTACCGTCAATGTCCCCACAGGCGGCTGGGCAGTTCCCACGATAGCGGGGTACGACAAGTCCAAATATATCGTCTTTGGGCGCTGCAATAGCGGTAACACAGTCGATTTCGATGGCAACACGGTCAGATTCTTCAGCCCTCCTTCCACGAATGATGACGCTCCGACGACCGGCACGATAGATATTGTCATTTTCGCCAGTGGCGTGGCGCCGCAGCCGGGCGCGGGGCTCAATATCTTCAATGCTGCCGGAGTCTGCACGTTTTCAACGACGAGACGGCCTTTCGTCTACCTCAATCAGCTCTGGACGCCTTCAAAAAATGCCGTGAGCATCGGCAGCGGGTATGTTCCGCTGGGCAGATTCGGGCTGATGGCTCACGAAGTTAATGGCATGTACGTGTATCGAATGTTCGGAATAAAAATACAGAACGGCAGTGCTTCAGTTCAGGGTGGGAAATATCTGGGGCGCGAGCGGTATGCAATTTTTGGTAATGACACGGTAACGCCACTGAATCTTCCCGTTCTTCCCGATATGTACGTCTGAATAAACTGTCTTTTTAATCAACCTCGCTTCGGCGGGGTTTTTTATTGCCTGGAGAAAATATGCTTTATAACACTGGCACCATCGCCATTAACGGAAACACTGCAACCGGCACCGGCACGAACTGGACGGCACCCGCCAGCCAGATTCGGGTTGGCCAGACGTTGTTTGTTCTTTCTAACCCGGTACAGATGTTTCAGATCACCGCCATCAACAGTGCGACATCACTGACGGTTACGCCTGCCGCGTCTCCGGCGTTGAGCGGCCAGAAGTACGGCATTCTGGTTACGGATAGTCTCTCGGTCGACGGCCTGGCGCAGAGCATGTCTCAGCTGATCAACGAGTACGACGAGAATATCGGCGCGTGGGAGACGTTCGCCACCACCTCAGCAAACCAGAGCATCACCGTTACCATCAACGGCGCTCGTGTAACCATTCCGGCGATCGGCAAACTGGTCCAGAAAGGGAGCAATGGGGCGGCTGGAGTTTCTGACGGTGGGACCGGGGCAACGAATGCCGCTGACGCTCGCTCAAACCTCGGTTTGGGAAACAGCGCTACAAGAAACGTTGATGACCAGTTCTCTCCGGGGTGGGCGTATCTGGGCGGAGCAGCTGTAATGGCGCAATGTCATCGCGATTATCGTAGTCTCGCCTCTTACGACGCTATAGCCCAATATCCTCTCGGTATGTCCTTCGGGATTCAGTCCGGTGGCAATGCATGGGGAGGAGGTAGTGGAGTAGATACATATACGGGCATGTTGACGCTACGTGGCTGGCATGATTTTTCTGGTGGTGGCTATGTATCGTGGCAGCTTGCCTCAACCTCTCAGGGACTGAAGTATCGTCAGGGCAATGGAACAATCCAGGGTAATGCTAACGTCGGGTTCTCCACGACGCACACCCTTTATTCGACGCAGAACACCACGAAAGCCAGCGACGGAACGCTCAAAGCTGCATCTCCGGTGATCAAAGTATTTTCTGATGGCGCATACCAGACTAACGATGAATCAGAGGGCTGTACCGTAACTCGCATGAAAACCGGAGAGTATCTGATCGAGGGCTGCATGGGTATGAACTCTGACGCAGAATGGGGTGGGATTGATGGCGGGTTTGATATCCCTAAAGATCGCAATGGACAAGCCCTGATCTGGCTGGACTATGAGGTTAATGCCGACGGGTCAGTGCTGGTAAAAACATTCCACCGGGAATACCCGACAGCGCCGGCATTTGCGAGGAACTCACGGGAAGGTTACGCGGATGGAGACCCGGCCGACATTCCGGCCGATCAGTTTGTCAGTGTCCGTGTAGAGATGCCGCAAAACAGTATCTGGAATCAACGTGCGGCTATGGCTCAAGTCCCTGACTCATCCTCTGATTAAAGGCAGAATCATCAGGCATATCGAGGCGAACGTCGATCCAGCTGTTGGCAGGAACATCTATAGGAGCCCCTTTCGTTTTAACAATTTCGCCTTCTTCGTTGAGTATGTATTTCCGCTTAAAAAGCCGAATCGTCAGCCCACCGCCTTCTGTCTGCTCAGCTTCAACTACACCCAGTTCCCCCATGCCGCCAGGGTCCATTGGTGGCAATAACTGCCAGCCCTCAGAGGCCAGTCCCGCTGAACCAGTCAGGACATAAACACCAACATCCAGTCTTGAAATCTTGATCCCTTCAGCTTCTTCATTGGCAGTTCCACCTCCACACCAGCTGAAACCGTCAGAATCAATGTCCTCACGCTGGCAGTCCTCACGGGATTTTACAATACGGGCGACAGGGGACGCCGCCTTCAAAGTACCATCGCTTGATTTTGTCGTATTACCAGTCGTGTAAGCTTCGTGATAGGCCCATGCGATCCCGCTGTAATATGAAAACCAGGTACGACGTAGAGAGTATGCCTGATGTATTCTGGTTGGCCTGTTGCCCCGATTGAGAATGATGGAAGTTAGTCCTGTATTCGATGTCAGGCCCAACTGAGTCAGACCATCATTTTGATGTGAGGTAAATCCGGTAGGCGTGAACCCGTCCATATTATCGAGGGTTGGACCGTCCCCCTGGATAGCGCCAAGGTTGAATGCGCCTACCTGCATGACGTTTCCTGCGGCTGTTCCAACGTCCTTCGTGGCGCTACTTCCCAAACCGACGTTTTATAGATTGCCCTGCGGCAGCCATGCCGATAACTTCACCTGATTTTTTTGCAGAAATAACTGGGTGGAAAATATGCAAATTGGCTATGTAAGGGTGTCAACAAATGACCAAAATACGGATCTTCAGCAGCAAGCACTCGAACGCGCAGGATGTGAACAGATTTTCGAAGAAAAAATGAGCGGTACTGTGGCAAACCGACCAGCGCTTAAAAAGCTTCTGAGAACGCTGAATGAGGGCGATACGCTTGTGGTCTGGAAGCTGGATCGTCTTGGTCGTAGCATGCGTAATTTGGTGCTGCTGGTGGATGAACTACGTCAGCGTGGCATCCACTTCAAGAGCCTCACGGACAGCATTGATACATCAAGCCCGATGGGCCGCTTCATCTTTCATATCATGTCAGCTCTGGCTGAAATGGAGAGGGAGTTGATAGTGGAGCGCACTCGGGCTGGGTTGGCCGCAGCCCGTGAGAAAGGGCGAATCGGTGGGAGGCGGCCAAAATTGACACCTGAGCAATGGGCTCAGGCTGGCAGGTTGATCGCAAACGGAGTGGATCGGAAGCAGGTGGCGATCATTTACGATGTGGCCGTTTGTACTCTATATAAAAAATTCCCAGTAAATAAAGACGTTACACGAACTTCAACACATTAAAATTCATCCGGGTTATTCGATGTGCTTATGCCAATTTTGATCAGGCTCAATACTATCAAGCCAAGAGCAACAACTACGGTACTTGCGATTATAAACGTTGCCATGTTGAACCTTTTTTATGAACTTTTCATTTAGACAATACGGAACTGCAAACGTTCAGAACAAAAAATTCTTAGTATGAGAGCAGGATGTTTGATGTTTCGGACAGCCATATGTAAAAATGAGCTACGGTTGCTGGGCACTGTTCGGTAATTCGAATATTGAATGTTACAACCATGAAGATTCTGTTTGTACATAAGCTTCATGTAACAAGAGGATCTACTGAAAGGAATGATGAGAGATGTGTGGGGGCTTACCGTAGTTGAATTTATTGCTATCAAGCGGAATCTTGAGAATATTTCTGATACATGGTCAGATCTCTGGGCAATGTTGTATCTGAGTCAGGCTAAGCCCGGACAGCTTCTTGGGGCAAAGTTTGATGATGTGAGCCATGATATTCTTGTTCTTTCAGCCACAAAAGGACTGAGGGAAAGATGCATTGCTCTTAAGCCAGGAGTTAAAAGAATTCTCCACTCCCGCAGGGAGAAGTATCCTGAAGATGTGTTTTTGTTTCAGAGCCATTCACATCGTACCAAGACAACTCCAAGACCGGTAACGTTAGTTGCATTTAATGCGGCACTGAAAAGGGCATCTATTGGAGTGACCGCAAAAACAGTGAGTAGTAAAAGTGCTTATTATTTAACGCCACTAAGATGAAGTGCCGTTCAATATCGGAAAAGTACGATGGGTAGTGGTGCATGTCTGCGTAGTTGAAGGTATGCACGAAGCGAACACGGGCTTTGCTAATCATTCACCAGCCACATATTTGCGTCTTCAAACATTTCCTCCAGCATGCGGTTCAGCTTTTCCCGATCGCTTTTGCTGGCATCGCTATTCAAGCCGTTCGCCTGCATCGGCTTCACCCTCACTTCGGCATCAGGGAAGATCTGGTGCACTCGCTTCGTCAGCTCTGCCAGAATAATCTCTCTGGCGCCAACCAAACCATCAACATTACGCTTGTCATAGACCAGCTCAACGAACAT